GGCGTCAAGTGGCTAGGCAGAGAAATCTATCGTGAGATGGACAAGTTGAAGGTGCGTGCCAATATCGAGTTCATCTCTCTGGGTTTGGGAAACAAAGCCAACTCGAAAATGATGAAAGCGAAACCGGTTCTTCGGTACCTCGGAGATGAGCGTCTTCTGTTCGTAAACACCTGCCCCTCGCTGGACGAACTTTACGATGAACTTTCAAAATTTGGAACGGCGGCGGCAACGCACGACGACATCGTCGATGCACTCGCACTGCTCGTAAATCAATTCGCCAGTTACGCGGAGATGGAGGCAAAGATCACCGCTCAACAGGATACATACTGTCCTGACCCGTTGGCGAAGGCGAAGTACGATCAGGTTTTCGGGCTGAATGCGTACGCTAAATACAATGCCCAACAGATGGTGCAGGAAAACCCCGACATGAATCCTTATGACGCAATCAATGCTGTCAGGGATGAAATGAGCGACCCGCAAGCGGGCGATCCACTTGCTGACTTATTCTAGGAGAGATATGGCAGACACAGAAACTACGGCACCTGCAACAATCGAAAAGCTGCCAATCACTGCTTTGGAAAGTCCTGAAGGAAACCCCAACAGGGAACTGACACCTGAGGATTTCAACTCAGCGGGCGACATCCTTACCATCGGCGGCGACTTAGCACTTGTCGTACAGTCTGCGGTAAATGCGAAGGCATTCATTGCGAACAAACAGTGGACGCTGCTTTGGCGCGATGCCGACCTTCTGTATCAATCGCCCCGTCCGATGACGGTGTACGAGAACACATACGTTCTTGAGCCCAATGTTCAGCGATTTACTGTCGCAAAGGTTTGCAACGCAGTCGTACCACAGCTTTATAAGGGTCTATTTTATGACGACCCGCCAATGATTCTTCGCCCAGCACCGGGCACCTCACAGACGATTACGGACGCAAAGACTACGCTGCTTTCGTACATCCTGAGGGATTGCGAATTCAAAAACCACACCAAGTGGGGGCTGGAGGAGATGGCCCATCTTGGAACGTCGATCTGGAAGTGGGGATACGACTGGAAAGCCATTAAGTATTACACTCGAAAAGCCGCCAAGGTTACTCTTCCGGGCGGCGACGGGTTGCAGGATGATTCAATTGTCACTGACGAACCACCTAGTGTGAAGGTTCGTGAAAAAATCGTTCCATTGCCCGTGTTCGAACACCGTCCGCTTGACAAGGTTTTGGTGGACCCACAGTTGTCCGTTTCAGACATTCGTGAAGCGGGCTGGGTTATAGACGTTCGATACATGGACTTCTATCAGATGAACGAGATTCGCAAAGCGATTCAGCAGGCAATAGACGATGGTGAAGAGGGCGATGCGATCAGGGGTTGGCGTCTTCCGTCCGAAGAGGACTTGAAGAAATTTTGGAGTACAGGCAAAGAAACCGCCCAACTGCTTGAGACAGAACAGGCCGCTTACATCGAAGGTGTTGTTCATCACTCGCAAAAGATTAACATTAGGGTAAGTCCTGACCCGCTGAGAAATAAATTAGAGGTCATGGAATATTGGGATAAGAAGCGAAAAATTCTTGTTCTGAACCAAAGGACTGTACTCTTTTCAGGAATCAACGAGTTCGGTAAAATTCCGTTCCTGTCCGCCAACTGGTGGAACCGTCCAAAGGCATTTTACGGCATGGGGCTTGGATTGATCGTTGGGCAGAACCAGCGCGTAGATCAGGGCACCATCAACGCCATTCTGAAGATTCTTTCGTTCGGCGTAAACCCGCTGTATCTCCGTAATCGGGATGACAATGCCCCGACGCAAATGATACGGTCGGGCATCGGCAAGATTTTAACCGTCGCCGACACACAAAATGCATACCGTCTGATGGAAACGCCGAAGGTACCGTCAGACATTTGGAGCGCACTCAAGGAGTCGGAGCAGGCTACAGAGTCTTCGTCCGGCGCGGACCAGATGTTGGTTCAAGGTTCTACGGCGGGACCGCGCAGTTCTATGGGCCGCACGGCTGGCGGCGCAAACATCCTCGCAGGAGCGAGTGCAACACGTCTTGATGGTCCGCTGGACAACTTTATCGAGCAGGTATTCAAGCCATTTCTCGGCGTCCTCGACATGTTGATCTTCAACGTAATGTCGGATGCCGCCATACTCGCCGTTCTTGGAAAAGAGCGAGGCGAAGAGTACACGAAGCACATTAACATGCAAGAGTTCCACGATGCTCAAATTGAGTACGAGGTTCTTGCAGGTTCTAGTTTGTCAGCCAAGCGTACGATGGCGCAGTCAATGGTCATGTTGACCCAGATTCTGGACAACCCTCAGATACAAGAAAGTCTGGCGGACATCAACGAAGAGTACATCGACTTCAAGCCGATCCTCAACATGTGGATGGAAGCGTCTGAGTGGAAGAACGGACAGGACATCATCAAGCCGCTGACTCCTCAGATGAAGCAGAAGCGTGCACAAAACTCGAAGGCTGCTCAAATGCAAATGCAAATGCAGGCGAAGCAGCAAGGCGACCAGCAAAAGTTCCAACAGAAGCAGCAATTGGCCGACCAAGAATCAGACAACCGAATCAAACGCGACATCATCCGTGAATCCGCAAGGGCAAACGGTATGAGCGAAGCGGTTGAAGGCACTCCAAGCCCGCAGGGACTTGAAGGTCAACAGCCAACGGTTGAGTAATTTGTACGAAGGGGCGGACACCAAAACCGCCCCGACAGTTTCGGAGGAGACATGCTTGACCCAGTGAAGTCGCTCGAAATGGCAAACGTCGTAGGGGTTGACATAAAACTTGATGCTCGCCAACGACAGGTGCTGTCTGCGTATGTTCAACAAGAGGGTTGGGACATTATGCAGTTGCTTATGATTCAGGTTGTGAAGGATTTTAATACGGCGTTGATGAACACGTCAATTGACCAGCCTGAGGCTGTGCTTGCCAAGCATTGCATTGCAAAAGCCGCCGCACAACTTTATGCGGGGCTGATGCAGAAGATTACCGACGAATTTGAGTTGCAGGTGTATAACGCTGCGAAGCTCGGCACACCCGGCAACCCTGAAGTACCAAATGTTTCACCCGAGTTTCAATAACTAGGAGGAAGTTATGCAGAATAGGTCAGTTCGTTCTACCGTATACAAAGAGACAGAGGCACCTGTGGCGGCACCTGTGGTTGATCCCACACTGAACGACCCAAGTGACCCGAAGGTTGTCGCTGCCCCCATAGCGGCTGTAGCGCCGACGGAGCCTTTAGCGGCTGAGCCCGCGCCTGAGCCCGCGCCTGAGTTACCTGAACTTCGTTATGAGTATCAGCCGAAGGACACCCTCGGGCGACCGTTGGGCGGTAAGCAGGTCATCAAGTATCACACGCCTGATGAATTGGCTGACAAGCTCAGAGATCAGAACATTGAACTCGTGCGCAAGCTGCGTGAGATCAGTAGCAAGCACAGCGATGACATCGACGTGCAACTGCCGAACGACGCACAACGTTTTACGTCGATGGCTGAGTTTGCGCCGCGAGAGTTGTCCGCCGAAGAGCGGTTCAATCTTTCACAAGATTTGAATGACCCGTCGAAGTCAGTCGAGGCAATGGATACGCTGCTTGAAGCCCGCCTCGGCATGAAACTCGATAAGGTTCGTGACACGTTGAACGGCCAGCAATTGATTGTATTACAGTTGATGGCAAAGTCCAACTATGACACGTTTGAAAAGAATACGCCGGAATTTTATCCGTGCGCCGAAAACAGAAAAGTACTGACGGACTGGATGTTCAAGAAAAGGCTAAATCCAACCGTCGAGATGTTCAACCTAGCCTATCAAACGCTGAAGGGAGCCGGATTGCTCCTCGACAGCCCTATCGTGCGTGAGGTAACTTCTGCGCCCGCTACGCCTGTGTCCACAGTGACACCGACGGCAGCGCCCGCAGTAAGTACGGAACCGAATCCCCCGCAGGTTCCAGTTGCAAACGAGAGTCGGATTACTCCCGCAGAGCAACCGCAAGCAAAGCGACCAGTAAGAGTCCCGTCCGGTCTGAATAGCAATGTCTCTTCAGACGCCAGTACGTTTGGTGTGACGGCCACACTTACTTTGGAAGACATTGAGAAGATGCCGTCCGACGTTTATAAGAAAAATCTTAGAAACCCGGCTTTTGCAAAGTTGGTGAATGACCTTGAACGTCAAGCATCCACCAGACGCGCTACTCACAATGTTCAATAAGGATAAAACTCTATGAGTTTCTCTCCTGCTGGCAACCAGCAATCCAACCTGCCTCAGTCCACGGTGAAGTATTACGATAAACGGTTCCGTGAGAACCTGAAGGCACAAACCCCGTTCGTCGCATGCGCAGAGCGTCTTGATCTGCCCATGAAGAGCGGTAACCAATACGAGATTTTTTAACATGAATGTCTCGTAAGTAGAAGTCGAGCACATTTGGTTTGGTTCATGTATGTGCCTCTCGCCGCGAACACCAACCAGACGACCGAAGGAACTGTCGGTTCGTCTCTTAGTGTTAACGTCCTGAACACGACTGCTACTATCGGTGAGTTAATTTGTAGCTCACTGTTTAAACTTGACTATATCCGTCAAAGACTGTATAATAAATACAGTAGAGACGGAGGAAAGACCTGAGATGACGAATGATAAAACGAAGTGGGCACGTCTGGCTATGGCAGTTGATGCCGAAGGTTGTATTGGAATTTCACGAACGACTTTAAAAACCAGCACGGGCAAAGATTATTACGGCTACGATCTCAAAATGTCAGTAGCCAATACATCCATGAAACTTATGCGGTGGTTGGTTAGATATTTTGGGGGAGAGTTTAGACCTAAGCAAAAAGGCAAGCTCGGTGTTAAACCGTGTTTTGAATGGTTTGTCACTGGTGGCTATGAGAAGATGGAAATAGTTCTTCTCGGAACACTTCCTTATCATATTATCAAAAGAGAGCAGGCGTTAATTGCTTTGGAGTGGGTTCGTATGCGAGGGCAAGAAAATCCCTCAAGACGAGCAGAGCTTCATGTAGCATGTATGGCTCTTAATTCAGGTGATATCCCCAACGACTAATACGTCAAGCACCCATGCTTTTGCATGGTAAAGATAGAGTCTGAACTGCACGGTGACGTGCAGAGTGGCCCTGTGGTGATACAGGTGCCCTAAACACATTTGACGCAGATTACGCAAATTTTTCGTCCCTGTCTCTCGCAACCGCGATTGACCAGACCGTCGAGAACGTTGCGAAGGAAATGTCGTATCGCCTTGGCGAGTCACTGAGCGCATTGGTTCGCGCAACTGCTGACGGCGCATCCAGCATCGACGCTTCCGTGTTGGTCGAGCTGGCTGCAACGAGCACTGCGAGTTTCACCGCTCTGTCTCTGAGCCAGATTCGTAACAGCGTCCAGTCTATGGCTGGCCGTTCGATTCGTCCTTTCGACGAGGCTTCCAAGTCCTTCGTCGGCGTCATCCATCCGTTCGCCCTCGGCGATGTGACGGCTGACAACAGCAACGATTCGCCTATCGACATCCTGAAGCACACCCCTGTGGGTCTCGCCCGCATGGAAGAGCTGGTCAGCGTCGATCTGACTGAAGTCATTGAAATCCCGACCACGGGCGTTCATTTCTTCCAGTCTCCGTTGATCACCAAGACCATCAACTATAGCGGCGTGACGGGCCTGACGGCTCTTCGCACCTACATCTTCGGGCGTGACGGCATCTTCGCCATCAACCTTGGAGCACAGGGCGACACCGGCTACGGTGACGGCGAATGGCGCAACATCAAGTGCAACATCGTGCAGAACGCAGAGCCAACTGTTGCCGATCCTGAAGGGCTCATTCCGGGATGGACGAGCTATCGTGTGCATTTCACGACTTCGCTTGGTCCGGACACTACGATCCGTATGCGGCAGATTGACGCTGCATCGGCCATCAGCTAATCACTGGTGAACTTACGAGGATAGGGAAGTGCCTCAATCACTTCCCTGTTTTCACATTCTCTAATTGAGAGAGAATATGAAAGCACAAAGCAGGTGCGCCGTTGAGCCTGTGACCACGTACTACTGAAATAATGACAAGAAACAGCGTCAACGGTTGCTCTTTCAGAAAGAAGTGAATATGTCTGGAAATCCCAATCCGCAACACAACCCTACTGATGGTCTTGGCACCGCAGCAATCGTGCAACTTACAGCAACACAGTTGACTAACTGTGCGGCAGGCGGTCTTACCATCGCAACTGAGGCAACTCCGCGCCCTTCGGGCCAAACCGTTCCTGCTCTCAATGGGCAAGGATACGGCGCAGTCGCTTATGGAAGCTCTGCGCACGCACAACAGAATGCACAGTATGCATTGACTCTTAGTCTTGGAAGCAAGACTGTCAATGGTGTGTCATTGTCGAACACGGCGTCTGTGACGGCGTCCGTCGTTGACGTGCTGGGCAACGCATTTACGCCCACCTCTGCAAGTGAGTTTGTTGTGAAGTCGTATGGTAACCCCGACGCAGGCACGCCTGCTTGGTATCGCCCGTCTGCGTTCTCTGGCTATTCTGGCGATGTGGCATCGGCATCAGCAAGCGGTGCAACCATTACGATTACTGCAATCGCACTCGGAACTTGCATCGTGGAAGTTCAGTTCCCTGCATTCGAGTTCTTGCAAAGTTCGTTAGATGCGGAACCCACACAAGCGTCTGGCGATCCTGTCATGATGATTTACGCACAGATCATCGTCACCGTTGTGGCATAAGTTCTATCGAGTACAAGGGGTCGAAAAATCGGCCCCTTATTTTTTCGGAGGAGACATGCTTACAAGGCGAGAGTCAATTTGGTCGCTGATACGAACCGTTGCGGCAGTGGTCTCCGTATTCATTCAGTTGACGGGCATTGTGCTGCTGGTGCATTACAACCACGTTTTACTGCTGCACAAATAGTCAGAGGAGGCTATATGAATTTTACGGAGGAGTTCAACCAAAAGTTTGAGGAAACGGTCCGTAAGGACTTGAGGTTTTACAACAAAGATCAGATCAAATGGGTTAAGCTGCCAGAGCACAGCGTAATGTGTTTGAAGGTGTTCACGTACGGGGAAGACTCGATAGTGGCAACTGTTGAAGAATACTGCGATTGGTTTGATGTGCAGCGTGAGGACAATCTTCGAGAGATTGCTGTTCGGCTGGGACACATGTGCGCCTCTGCATACAATGCGTTGGTTGGCAATGCTATGCGTAAGTACGGTGTTGGCGTGTGTATCACCGATCTTTTCGAGAACAACATCAAAGCCACGGTTGTGTACCCAGACACGCCCATGTGCGACCCAGTAGTCATAGGGCACGGATGGGCAGCATGGCGATTTAAGTTTGCCGCAGCAAGCGCAGCAAGTGCAGTGAGGGGGAAGTGATGGAAGACAAAGACTTGGTTATTGCAGGACTCATGGAGAGCAACGACATCCTGCAACAAGAGGTTAGCAAGGTTCGAAATCAGAACCGCATTTTGAGAACGGTTGTTCGCAGTTTGAGAACAGCGAACGACAGTTTGCGGCGCACGGTTGAAGTCGCCCAGCAGAATGACGAGATGTTTAAGAGTTTGTGTCAAGGTGATTTTGATGCCAAGGTCAGTGGCGATGCAGAGGGTGGATTACCCAAAACGTCGCACGAGGTGGAGCTGCTGGGTTAACACGGCGACGAAGCGTCGGAAGCGACTGTGGCTGATCCCCACACGAACGACCGATATACAGCATCATGATGTGCAATGACTCCCTCGGCGGAAGCGGTCCTTCGCCCTCGGCCAGCGGAGTCAGTGGAAACCGGAGGAGTCATGAGCACAGAGTTTGTGAGCAATGAAGAGTATTTTGAACGATGGGAGAACTCAGCACCTACACCTATCCCGACAATCGCACAGCCGGTGCGGTCAAGAGAAACGTGGAACGAATCGCTGAGCGATAACCTTTCTCCCGCTCTTCAGGCCGAGATTGACGAGTACGCAAAGAACGTGCATGACAGCACGAGCAACCAGAACAAAGAGGAGCTGGCACGCTGGCAGGAGCAGAACGCAGGGCTTGCCAAAGAGTATCAGTGGGTTGAGCCTAGTGAATACGCAGACGCAGGGGCGAGAATTGGGACGCCGATGCACTCTTCGGATTTTCTTAACAGGTTGCGCAGGGCGGGAGTCAGGTGCTGGTACAGAGCCCATCCTATGCCGAGGATGGTGACACTAATCATTCAGCG